TCAATTTCTTTTCGAGTCGAATCGTAGAGATTGTGAATAACGAAGGCGAAGCTGAAGTTGACATCGAAGAGACGGATGCATTTCCTCCTGAAGAGGACTGATAAATATAGTAAGGCACTCTAGTAATAGGGATGGGGTTTAAAGGAACAATCCATATACAACACCTTACAATATATCTAGCAGTTTGGTAGCTCTGCATAACAAAACTACCACAGATTTTAAAAACAAGAAGGAGCAAAACTAATGATTACAGATCATAACGGATCAAACTGGGATGAATACAAACTGCCTTGTCCTGAGTGTGGTGGATCTGATCCAGTCGGCAAGAACAAAGACGGATCAGCGCACTGTTTTAGTTGCGACACACACTTCCACGATTATGACAAGGCATGTGAGTCTCAAGGATTAGAAAGAAAAACAACAACAAGTGTATCTAAAATAAAAGATCACAGAAATAAGTTAAGCGTTCCTTCCAACGGAACATTCACAGACTTAACAGATCGTAAAATATCTAAAGCAACAGCCATTAAGTACGGAGTTAAAGTTGTTGAAGCAACAGGTGATCACATCTATCCTTTTTATTCAGGCACTCAAATGGTTGCTACAAAGGTACGATACAAAAGCCATGACGGAGTATCTAAAAACTTTAGTTGGACTGGCGCTACTGGTGAAGCAGGTCTATTCGGAGAGCAACTCTTCAGTGGTGGCGGTAAGTACGTCACTCTTGTTGAAGGAGAATGCGATGCGATGGCAGGATACGAAATGCTTGGATCAAAATGGGCAGTCGTATCTATCAAACGAGGTGCTGCAGGCGCAGTCAAAGACGTTAAAGAAAGCCTAGAGTTTTTAGAATCTTTTGATAACATCGTCATCTGTTTTGACAACGACAAAGCAGGTAAGCAAGCCTCCCAAAAAGTAGCTAGGTTATTTACTCCGAGCAAAGCAAAGATTATGACACTGCCTGAACAGTTCAATGATCCAAATGATATGTTGATTGCCAACAAAGCAAACTCATTCAGCCAAGCATGGTGGTCAGCTAAGACTTATACTCCTGCAGGTGTTATCAATGTATCAGAATACAAAGAGAAGTTCTTTACAAGAGAAAAGAAAGCGAGTGTTCCTTATCCTTATGCAGGACTCAACAAGAAACTCTATGGCTTGAGACAAGGAGAATTAGTCACTTTAACAGGTGGTACAGGTCTAGGAAAAAGCAGTGTCACTCGTGAGTTAGAACACTGGCTCATTAAAAACACAGAAGACAACGTAGGAATCATTGCCTTAGAAGAAGATCCTAACAGAACCATCAGTGGTATTCTATCTATCGAAGCCAACAAGAGACTATACATTGAACAAGAATTAGAACAACTTTCTAAAGAAGAAATTAATAACTACTTTGATATACTTTATAACGGAGACAACGAGAATCGTGTGTGGGTACATGCACATTTCGGAACAAACTCTATCGAAGATATCTTTTCTAAGCTAAGATATATGATTGTTGGTTGTGGGTGCAAGTGGATAGTTGTTGATCACTTACACATGTTAGTCAGTGCGATGTTTGAAGGAGATGAACGTAGAGCCATTGATTCTATTATGACTAAGCTTAGATCTATTTGCGAAGAGACAGGCGCAGGACTCATCTTAGTGTCTCACCTTAGACGAGTAGACGGGAACAAAGGACACGAGAACGGAGTCCAAGTAAGTCTCAGTCACTTGAGAGGTAGTCAATCTATTGCACAGCTATCTGATTGCGTCATAGCCTTAGAAAGAAATCAACAAGCAGAAGATGTTCAAGAATCCAATACGACACAGCTTCGTGTATTGAAATCAAGATACACAGGGGATGTTGGTCTGGCTTGTCGGCTTCTTTACGACAGAGAGACAGGTCGCTTAAACGAGATTCCAACAGAAGATTACGAAGACGATGGCAAAGACATAGAGTTTGACGATTATGCTTAAGCTTGTATTTGACATTGAAACAGACGATTTGAGAGCCACAAAGATGTGGTGTATCGTAGCTCAAGACCTTGATTCTAACAAAATCTATCGGTTTGCTCCTCACCAGTTAGAGTCAGGTCTTGGGTTATTGAAATCAGCAGACGTGTTATTAGGACATAACATCATAGGGTTTGACATTCCTGTTATTAAAAAACTAACAGGAGTTGATCTCTCAAACAAGAAAGTAATTGATACACTTGTATTGTCTAGGTTGTTCAATCCAGTACGAGAGGGTGGACATAGCCTTGAGATGTGGGGATATAAACTTAACTACAACAAGATTGAGTTTGAAGACTACTCACAATACTCTGAAGAGATGATGGAATACTGCGTTAGAGATGTTCAACTTAATACTCAAGTTTATCATAGACTTATTCAACAAGAGTCGGCAGGATTCTCAAAAGAAAGCGCACGTCTGGAACAAGGAGTAAGTTTAATACTAAAAGAACAAGAACAAGACGGCTTCGAGTTTAATCAATCAAAAGCCGAGAGTTTATTAGCCAGTCTTTATGAAAGAATGAATTTGGTTGAGGAAGAAGTACACGAAACTTTCAAGCCTAGAGTAATGAAAGAAAAACTGACACCTATTATTTTAAAGAGTGGTAAGCTAGGTAGAATGGCATACAATGAAACAACAAAAAAAAGAACAAAACTTTTTGATGATGAATTAGAACACTTATTAAAAGGAGAGCTTTCTGTTATTCGTACATACGAGATCCCTTTTAATTTAGGATCACGCAAACAGATCGGAGAATACTTAAAAGACTTTGGATGGAAGCCTAAGAAATTTACACCCACAGGTCAACCCATCGTAGACGAGAAAGTTCTACATAAAATAACAGACATACCCGAAGCTCAACTTATTGCAGAGTATCTTCTTCTTCAGAAAAGAATTGCTCAAGTAGAATCTTGGATTAAGTTTGTTGAAGAAGACAACAGAGTGCATGGTTTTGTGATACCTAATGGAACAATCACTGGTCGAATGACACATAGAAATCCTAATATGGCTCAAGTTCCTTCTGTTAAGAGTCCTTACGGAGAAGAATGCAGGTCTTGTTGGACAGTTAAAAAAGGAAATAAATTAGTAGGTATTGATGCTTCAGGCTTGGAGTTAAGGATGCTTGCTCACTATATGAAAGACGAGGAATTTACAAATGAAATTATCAACGGAGACATACACAGTCGTAATCAAAAAACTGCAGGACTTAAATCAAGAGATCAGGCAAAGACTTTCATCTATGCACTCTTATACGGAGCAGGAGATGCAAAGATTGGACAAGTGGTTGGAGGAAGCAAAGAAGATGGATCAAGACTTAAGGAACGCTTCTTTGCTAATCAGCCTTCATTTAAACGACTTAGAGAGAGAGTTACGAAAGCATCAGGAAAAGGTTATCTCAAAGGATTAGACGGAAGAAGGATCTTCATAAGAAACGCACACGCTTCTTTGAATAGTTTACTACAAGGTGGTGGTGCTATCGTTATGAAACGAGCGTTAATTATATTAAACAACGAAGCAACTAAAAACAATTTAGATTATAAGTTTGTTGCTAACATACATGACGAGTGGCAAGTCGAAGTCAGAGAAGACCACGCTAAAGATTTTGGTTCTCTTGCAGTCAAAGCAATTGAAGATGCAGGAGATTATTATAACATGAGGTGTCCTTTAGATGCCGAATATAAAGTAGGAGATGACTGGAGTGAAACACACTGACCAACTTGATTTATTTGAAGTACCTATTATTATAAGTGAAGAAGAACAAAAAGACATTTCAGAATGTGCTATTTTTTTTGGTGAGGGAGGACAGAGAATTATTGACTTAAATAGAACTTCAGAGTTTATTAACTCTATACCTCAAGATAAATATACTTTATTTAAGACAGGTGGTGAACATCAATTACCTCAATACGCTAACAGAAAAGACTTTCCATTTATAAAAAATAACTATACAGGAAAGATAGTAAATCTTAATTTTAGTAGGGCTGTTTATCCTTGTTACACATTAGATAATGATTTAACCAGCAAAAGGATTTATGCACATAGATTGGCTTCGATGGCTTTTGTATTAAATGAGTTTCCAAATCTAACATACAATACCGATCATATTAATGAAGATAAACTCGATTATGCGGTATCTAATTTAAAATGGGTATCTGTTTCTGAAAACATGAAAAATATTTCTAATCGAGCCTCTACAAAAAACAATCAATACAAAGTTTATTCAAGCGAGAATTATATAAACATAAAATAAAAGGAGCTAATCAAAAATGAAACACACTAAAGAATGCAGGACTTGTAAAGAAATCAAACCTAAAACAAAAGAATATTTTTTTTGGAGAACAGATACACAAACCTTTAGGAGTGATTGCTCTGATTGTAAAAGAGAAAGAAGTAATAAAAACAACCCAAATAGAATGTATGTTAATGGTAAATATGTAGCACAAAAACACCCACTATATAAAGCAGGAAGATATAAAACATTTGAAGGCGCTGCTTTCTCATCTTTAAAAGGATATGAAAAAACTACAGAAGGGTATGTATATATAATAGCTAATCCTTC